AAAACCCTCGAGGGCTGCGTCAAGATCGTGCCGCTGCTGGAAGGCGGCCAGATCCCGGACGAGGCCATGCTGGAGAAGGTACTGGAGGCAGTCAACGCCAAAGACATCAGACCGCTCACCGACAAGGTCAGCGCAGTGGCTCCCGGCGTCGTAGAGTACGACATCGAGCTCGTCTACTACGCCACACCAGACACCGAGGCCGAAGTCATCGCCAACGTGGAAGGATCCGACGGCGCCATCGTCCGCTATAACGAGTGGCAGACGGCAGCGCTCGGCCGAGACGTCAACCCCGACCAGCTCCGCAGGCTGATCCTCTCCCCGGCGTGGGCCGAAAACCTCAGCGGCGCGATCCGCGTCGACATGGTCAAGCCTGAGCACATGGCTGTCACCGACACGGAGGTCGCAAAGTTCAGCGGCAACCTGACAGTGAGCCATCAGAGAGTCACGGGGGTGGTGTAATGAGGCTACACGAGGCTGAGATCCTGAAGCTGCTCCCCGCATGGATGCAGGAGGACGACAGCAACAAGGCGCTCGCAGCCGGCACGGATGAAACCACCAGAGCCATCACTGCACGCCTGAAGCTGCTCAGCAGATGGGACAAGATCGACCAGCTCAGCGAGGCAGAGCTCGACGAGATGGCGTGGGAGCTCAATGTCCAGTGGTACGACAGCACCGCCAGCATCGAAGCGAAGCGGGCCGTCATCCGCAACAGCGACCGCGTCTACTCCAAGCTCGGCACCCGCTACGCGGTCGAGCAGATCGTGACCGACTACTTCGGCACCGGCGAGGTGCGCGAGTGGTATGAGTACGGCGGCAAGCCCCATCACTTCAAGGTGCTCAGCGACAACCCCGAGCTCGTCAACAACAACCTCGACCTGTTCCTAAAGCTGCTCGGCGTCGTAAAGCGCCGCAGCTCATGGCTCGACGCGATCCTGATCTGCCTGACCGGCGAAATGTATCTATTTTCCGGCATGGCCGTCAGGGATCACACCTACGAGGAGCACGTCATGGGCTGCGACGAGATCTATCTCTACCACGCCACATTCGTCCACGATAACAACCGCGAGACCGTAACCATCGGCACCGGCGAGATCGTGGCGAGCGAATAACCAAGAAAGGAGACCCGCATGGCTGCTTTTATCAACAACGACATCACAGCGGCCGGCCTGATCGTGCTCGCTAAGGGCGCGGCCGGCGAAAGAATCAACTACACCCGCATCGTCCTCGGTGACGGCTACATCGAGGAGGGCCAGACGCCCCGCTCCCTCACCGACGTGGTCAGCCCGAAGGCGTCCATCGACATCACGAAGCTGAAGGTCAACACCGACGGCACCGTGGCGGTCGGCGGTATTTTTACCAACGACCAGACGAGCGACGGCTTCTACTACCGCGAGCTGGGCCTGTATGCAGAGGATCCCGACCCCAACGTCGGCGAGATCCTCTACTGCTACGGCAACTGCGGAGACCTCGCTGAGTGGATCCCACCCACCGGCGGCGCCACCATCGTCGAGAAAACCATCGACATCGTCACTGTGATCGGAACGGCCACCAACGTGACCGCATACATCCCCGCGGACGCCTACGCCACCAAGGAGGACTACGAAAACTATAAGAGGATCGCCCTCGCTGCGCAGGACACAGCCAACAGAGCCATCGCCCTCGCCGAGCAGGCGGTCGCAATCGCTCAGGCAGCGCGTCAGGCCGTCACCGACCTGACCAAGTCCGTGACACAGAACACCAGCAAGATCGCGACGCTGTGGGACGCTGTATTCAGCGACATCACGACCAACCCCTTCCAGATCACCTTCGTGGATCTGGATGGCATCACGCTGACCTCCGGCGTCTGGAACGCTTCGCTCCAGCGCCTCGAGTGCTAAGTCGTGAACGCCCACGGGTACATCCCGATCCCGCTGGCAGAAGCGTCCTGCATCATCGCGCACCTGTTTGTCGAGCTGGCCCAGCCCTGCTCCTGCTGCGAGCAGGGTGACGGCCTGATCGTTATTCAGGGCACCGCCTACGACGGCACCGGCGCGAGGATCACCATCAAAGGCGAGGAGGTGAGATACTACGGCAAGCAACGGACACTCGAGGTCATACGAGCGGGCAAGTGTAGGCCGCCCGCCCTTCGGCCGTGAGAAGCTCCCGGAGATGCAAGTCATCACGGACGCCAAGGATCTCGAGAAACACACCTACATCAAGACCCGCAACGCCAACATCTTCCCGAAGAAGGAGAGGCTCGGCCTCGCTCAAAGGATGATGAATGAAGCGAGCGATCTGGTCGCCGACCTCATGGAGGCCAACGATCTGCTCCTCGCCGACCCGGAGGAGCGGGAGCTGCGTTTCCGGGCGCAGAGGTCAGCGCTGCGCAACTGCCGCAAGCTGATCCACCACATCGAGCTCGCCCACGAGATCCTCAGTGGGCTCGGCGATGACGCCTTCGCCTACTGGGCGAGGATGGCGGCCGGCGTAAAAAACCAGACCGCCAAATGGTACAAAACGGATAAGGAGAGGGCTGCCAAGATGGTCAGAAAGACCTAACAGCGGCCCCGTGGGGTACGCCTTGTATTTTTCGTGCCGGGTCGGCCAACAACGCCCGCAACGTCAACACTGACGGCACGCTGAACAACAACAACGCCTACAACGGCAACAACGGCCTGCGCCCCGCTTCGATGGATCGCTCGACTTATTACCCGCCCGCGGAGGGCGGCGAACACAATGCACCATCATCCAAGGAAGGCGTATCCCTCCCGCAGCCTGCGCCGTCTGACCGGCGCGGTCATGGGTAAACACAGGACTGCTGATGCGGCCGGCGGCGCACGCAAAGCGTGGCCGGAGCTATCCACGGCAGGGAAAATTTAATCATGGAGAACATCGTCAACAGCTTCACCGCGCTCTATGCCGCCTACAAAAAGACCCGCTGCGGCAAGCGCGACAACCCCACGGCCATGCGTTTCCGCATGGAGGCCGTGGAACGCACAGACGACCTCGCCCGGAGGCTTCAGCGACGCGAGTACACCTTCGGCCCGTATTACCCCTTCAAGGTATACGAGCCCAAGGAGCGCCTCGTGCTCGCCATCGACTTCGAGGGGAAGGTCGTGCAGCACTCCCTATGCGACAACGTCCTCGAGCCTTGCTTCACCCGGCGACTGATCCGGGACAACTACGCGGGGCAGATTGGCAAAGGCACCCACGACGGCCTTGACCGTCTCGCCAAAGCTATGCGCCACTACTTCTTCAGCAGGAAGGCGGCCGACGAAGTGGCCCGCAGGGCTGCCGGCCTGCCATACCGGCCGATGGAGGCGTGGGACTACGCTGACGGCTGGGTGCTCAAGGGAGATTTTTCAAAGTTCTTTTACACCCTTCTCCATGCCGTGTGCTACGAGAAGGCGAAGAAGGCCCTCGCAGTCATCGAGGACGACGAGCTGCGCGACTTCGTCGAGTGGCTCCTGAGTCAGGTCATCGACAGCACGCCGGATCCTGGCATCCCGATCGGCAACCAGAGCAGCCAGCTCCTCGCTCTGCTCTACCTCGACGACTTCGACCACTGGCTGCGGGATGACCTCGGCCTCGTCTATGGCAGATACATGGACGACTTCTACATTATCAGCAGCGACAAGCTGCTGCTCCGTCGGATCCTGAAGGAGATCGAGGAGTACATCAAACCGCTCGGCCTGCGGCTGAACAAAAAGACGCAGATCTTCCCGCTGAAGAATGGCATCGACTTCCTCGGCTTCCACACCTACCTCACGAGCACCGGCAAGGTGGTCAGGAAGGTGCGAGCCAAGAGTATCGACAACATGAAGCGAAAGATCCGCAAATACCGCGGGCTGGTGGACTCCGGCAGGATGACGCTCGAGGGCGTCGTCCAGTCCTATGCGAGCTGGTGCGGCCACATATCACACGGCAACACCTACCACCTGCGGCAGAGCATGGACTCCTACTTCTTCGGCTACTTCCCGGAGCTGAAACCAAACCCGAAAGGAGACAACACACATGGCCCAAAAACTGAGCAACCTCGCAAACAAAGCGAAGGTTAAGTTCGGCAGCCTTCACGGCAAGCCGATCATCTGGATCGTGGCAGACAAAAACCACGCCGGCTACCCCTCGGGCAGCGTCACCCTCGTGACCAATCAGATCATCAAGATGCTCTGCTTCGATGCAAAGGAGAGCTCCAACGGAAACAGCGACCGCAAAAGCTACGGCAACAACCGCTACATCCACTCCAACATCCGGCAGTGGCTCAACAGCTCCGCAGCAGCAGGCGCGTGGTACACTGCGCAGCACTCCGCTGACGCACCTCCCTCCTCTGCGAACGTCTGGAGCAGCACCAACGCCTACGACACGATCGCCGGCTTCCTGAACGCCTTCACCGCAAACGAGCGGGCCGCCCTTCTGGACACCACCATCACGGTCGGCAAGAGCTCCACAGATGGTGGCGGGACTGAGACCTGCACCGACAAGATCTTCCTCCTGTCCTGCACTGAGGTCAACCTCTCCGGCGACCACACCTGCGGCAGCAAGCTGGCGATCTTCAGCGACAACGCGAGCCGCGTCGCTACCGTGACCGCTGAGTGCGTCGCAAACTCCAACTACTCCAGCAACCCAGCCTCCGGGGCTGCGTGGTACTACTGGCTGCGCGACGCCTATGCCGGGTCGGCCTACGGCGCCCGCCTCGTCGACACCGATGGCACGCTGGGCGGGAGCGGCGCCTACGGCGGCGACTACGGCCTGCGCCCCGCTTGTAATCTGTCCTCTGATCTCCTGATCTCCGACTCCACCGACTCGGATGGCTGCTACACGGTCATCTACAATCAGGCCCCGACTGCGCCGGCTTCCATCACCGTCCCGACTGAGGTGATCGGCGGCGAAAACCTGAGCATCTCGTGGGGCCAGAGCACCGACGCCGACGGCAACCTGAGCGGCTACACCCTCGAGCGCAAGTATGATAGCGGCACATGGACGCAGATCTACAAAGGCGCCGCCCGCAGCTACTCCGACCCCATCACCTACGGATGGACGAGCGTGCAGTACCGCGTCAAGGCATACGACACCGCAGGCGCCGAGTCCGCATACACGACCAGCGCGACCCGCAACGTCATCAACAACCGCGCACCCGTCATCAGCGGCAGCGACGGAGATCTCGGCAGCTACACCGCGGCGCCTCCCGCCTTCGACTATACCGTCACCGACGCCGACGGCCATCAGGTCACAGTCGTCGAGAAACTGGATGGCACGAAGATCAAGGAGTACACCGTAACGCTCGGCGAGGCCAACAGCTTCGCGATCAGTGCGGAGACGTGGCAGAAGATCCTCAACGGATCCCACACCATCACCATCACCGCCACCGACGCGAAGAACGTGAGCGCCGTGAGGGCTATGACCTTCACCAAAGCGGTCAACGCCGTCGAGTTCGAGCAGACCCTCGCCATGGCCGCGGATGATATGCCGACCAAGGCACTCGTCAACGTGCAGGGCCACTTCCCGACAGGCTGCACTCTGACGATCTGGATCTGCAACAACGGCAACGACGCAGCGCCCGCATGGGAGGACATCACCAACAAGGCCCTCAACGGGACGAAGCACTTCTTCGCCAACACCGCCAAGACAGCCGATGCGTGGGGCGTGAAGATCAAGGTCAAGCTCCTGCGCGGATCTGCGACCGAGACCTGCTACATCCAGAGCGTCGGCGGTAACTTCGCATAAACGAAAGGAGGAGCACCGTGATCTACTTCAAAGAGCACAGCATCAAAGAGATCCACGAGAAGGAGCAGGCCGCTCAGGGCGGCGGCACTTCTGCCGAGGACAAGCAGCGCATCACCGACCTCGAGGAGGAGATGACTGAGCTGACCAACGCCATCGAAAGGGGGCTGACGGAATGAGCACCAAGTACAGCGGCCTCGAAGCCGCCATCCGCAGCGCTCGCATGAGCACTGTCAACGAGATCGCCGCCGGCGAGCGTACCGGCACCGAGGTCATCGCCTGCGAGGAGCTGCTGCCTCCGTGGACAAAGGAGGGCCCCGAAGGCGATGGCAGCCACAAGGTCGGCGAGCCCTGCACCCACGGCGACCAGTCGTGGAAGTGCTGCCAAGAGCACAGCACAAAAAACAACCCCGACATCGAGCCCGGCCTGAGTCCTGCGCACTGGGCTCCCTATCACACGAAGGATCCCAAGAAGGCCAAGCCCTTCATCCAGCCCACAGGCGCCCACGACTCCTATGAGTACGGCGAGTGCTGCGTCTGGACGGACGGCATCGTCTACCGCTCCATCATGGAGACGGCCAATGCATACAGCCCCGAGGACTACCCGCAGGGATGGGAGGCTGTACCTGTGGAGGAAGGGGGAGTGGCATGATCGAGATCAACGTTGTCGAGCTGGTGGCGCTGATGGGGATCCCTTCGGCGATCACCGGCTTCTGCTTCTGGCTGCTTGAGCGCCGGATCCTGCGCCGCGAGCAGGAGCGCGACCGTCAGGACGAAGAACGCCGCAAGAAGGCAGAGGCAAAAGAAAAGGCCCGCGAGGAGCTGGAGCTCATGATCGTCCAGAGCACCGGGGCGGCCATCGCCCTCTCCGAGGCCACGGCCAGAGCTGTGCAGCGGATCCCTGACGCCCACTGCAACGGGGAAATGCGTGCAGCTCTCGACTATGCCGCGCAGGTCAAACACGCGCAGAAGGACTTCCTCGCCCGGCAGGGGATCCAAGCGATCCTCGAGTGAGGGAGGTGGTGGCGTGGCAGTAAAGCGGAAAAAGAGACGCAAGGCCAAAAAGAAAAAGCTCGAGACCAGCAAGCTGCTCGCCTACTGGGCGATCGTAGTGGCTACGGTCAGCGCGATCGCCTCCTATACTCTCGCGGGCTTCATGCGGGATCCCGTCAGTGATCTGACGAGTACCATCTTCACGGCCTGCATCGGCTACCTAATAACCTACGCCGGCAAGAGCCTCGGCGAGAAGATCTCCCGCAATCGCCACGGGCTCGACGCCGACGGCAACCCGATCCCCTTGCCCGAAGGGGAAACCATCGCAAACGACGAGGAGGCAAAAGGATGAACACCATCGACATCACCCCTATCATCAACGCAGCCATCGCCCTGATCGGCGCGGCGGTCAGCGTTTTCCTGATCCCGTGGATCAAGAGCAAAACCACCGCGGAGCAGCGCAAGGAGCTGACCGCGTGGGCCAAGATCGGCGTCGCCGCTGCTGAGCAGCTCTACGTCGGCGCCGGCCGCGGCGAAGAAAAGAAGCAGTACGTCATCGACTTCCTGAAAGGAAAGGGCTTCACGGTCGACGAGGCCAGCGTGGACGCTGCCATCGAGGCGGCTGTCAAGCAGCTCAACACCGAGGGCTTGACGATCGAGTAACGCATAAGGGGCGGGCCTTTCGGCTCGCCCCTTTTTCAACGCATCAAGGAGGTGCAGTATGAAACTCAAAACCCTATATCTGACCGAAAACGCTTGCTATAAATCCGGCAAGAGGATGACCCCGAAGGGCGTCATGGTACACAGTACCGGCGCCAACAACCCCAACCTGAAGCGCTACGTCGGCCCCGACGACGGGCTGCTGGGCGTCAATCAGTACGGAAACCACTGGAACACCGACAAGCCCGGCGGCCGAAGCGTCTGCGTCCACGCCTTCATCGGAAAACTGAAGGACGGCAGCATCGCCACCTACCAGACCCTCCCATGGGATATGGTCGGATGGCACAGTGGCAGCGGATCCAAGGGTAGCGCGAAGAACGCCAACAACAACGGCTACATCG